GTTCCCTTTCTGGGACGAGCAGGAGCGGCGTCCATGTCCTCGGTCAAGGTCGCAAGAAGAAGGGGTAGCGCATGGCATCCGCACTCGGCTCACTGGTTGTCAACCTCGGTCTCAATGCGGCCGAGTTCACCGCCGGGCTGACCAAGTCCGAGTACGAAGCTCGGCAGTTCGCCAAGAACTTCTCCAACCAAGTTGCGATTGGCGTTGCAAAGGCCGAGATTGCCATGCAGGCCTTGGGGCGGGCCGCTCAAGTTGCCCTCAACGCAATCCCCGACCTCATCCGGCAGGCGGGGAACTTCCAGGACCTCGCAGAGAAGACAGGCGCAAGTGCGGAGGCGATTGCGTCTTTCGCGGTGGCGGCAAAGATTGCGGGCTCGTCGTCGGAAGACATCGCGGGGGCGATGCAGAAGTTGGCGAAGAACTTGCTCGGCGTCGACGACGAGGGTAAGGCCGCAGGCGCTGCGCTATCCGCTCTCGGTCTCAACATCGACCAGTTCAAGGCGCTCTCCCCCGACCAGCAAATCATCACCATTGCCAACGCCCTCGCCAAGTTCGCCGACGGCGCAGAGAAGACCGGCGTCCAGATGGCGCTGCTTGGCAAGTCGGGCGGCAACCTCGGTCCCTTCTTCAAGGAGCTTGCGTCGGGTGCGGGACAAGTCGTCATCCTGAACGAACAACTCATCAAGCAGGCGGACGATTACGCGGATAAGCAGGCGCGAACGAAGGCGGAACTTGAGCAGTACGCGCAGGTTGCTGCCATCAAGGTCATCCCGGCGCTGAACAACCTCACCAGTGCTACCAAGGACTTCATCGCGGAGTTGCTTGGCATCCAGACGCAGGGCAAGAAGCTCAACACGGACGACTCGATTACGCAGTGGGCGAACAACGCCGTGCGCGCGCTCGGGTTTGTTGTTGACAGTTCCCAGGGAGTCAGTCGAGTCTTCCAAATCCTGGGAGAGACGATTGCAGCCGGAGCAGCGCAGACGAGTGCCGCAGCGCAAGGGGACTTCGACCGTGCGAAAGCTATCGGTGAGGACTGGAAACGCCAGATGGACGCGTTGCTTAGCGCGCCTCTTTTCTCCGCAAAACTCGACCAGCGAATCAGGGAAAGTGACGCGCTTGCTCGTCAGCGTGCCATCGAGGACCGTGGCTTCAAGCCCGACCTGCCCAAGCTCAAGTTCGACGGGGCGATCAAGGACGATAAGTCTAAGAACCAAATCAGCGACGCAGAGCGCTATGTGCAGTCGCTGGAGAAACAGCTGGAGGCGACGCTCGACCTGAACGAAGTGCAGAAGGCCGAAGTCGAAATCTACAACTTGAAGCAAAAGGCGTTGTCGGGACTCAACCCGGAGATTGAAAAGCAGATCCGCGACTACGCCGCGCAGATTCAGTTCGCCAAGGACGCGAAGAAGGCCGAAGACGAACGCAAGAAGACCGAGGAGGAAGCCGCGCGTATCCGTGAACGCATCAGCGAACAGCAGACCAAGACCACCGAGCGTTTGCAGCAGGAAGCGGCGCAGATGGCCGAGCAGAACGAGTCGCAGCGCGAACAGTTGATCTTGCTGACCAGCGGCGAGGAGGTACTGCGTAACTACCAGAACGCAAAGCTCCTCAAGGCGGCGGCGGAACTCGACGACAAGGCCGCGATGCTGGAGAACTCGGGAGGCCTGCAAGCGCAAATCGACTTGCTCCGGGAGCAGGCGAAGCTCCTGCGCGAGCGCGCGGCGATCAGCGATGCGACCAAGGTAGCGCAGGACATCGAAAAGGAGAAGCAGCAACTCCAGGACTTGAAGAACCTTTTCTCGGATAGCTTCGCCAGCGCCTTTGACGAGTTCATCAGTGGGTCGAAGACTGCGGCGCAAGCCTTCAAGCAGTTCGAGCAAGACATCGTCCGTTCCATTTCGCGCATCGCGTCGCAGAACCTCGCCAACGCGCTCTTCGGCGGCAACACAGGCGGCAACCCCGACATCGGTTCGCTGCTGAGCAAGTTCCTCTCCGGGTTGTTCGGAGGCGGGGGCTTCGGGAGTTTCTTCGGAAGCACCCCCGGGATTGCCGGCGGGGAAATGGGGATGCCGGGGACGCTTGCGACCGGGACGGACTTCTGGCGCGGCGGCCCGACCTGGGTCGGCGAGCGCGGACCGGAGATCGTCAACCTTCCCCGCGGTGCGAGCGTGACGCCCAACCATCGCATTGGTGGGCAGACCATCAACATGACAGTGAACGTACTGCCGGGCGCGACGCAAGCGTCGGCGCGCCAAGCGGCAGCCTCGATGCGCGAGCAGTTGCTTAAGTCGATGAGGGAGAGGTAATGTCCCAGAACTTCCTTGACATCCGCTTCCCGGAGAAGATCAGTTTCGGGGCGAGCGGTGGTCCCGAGTTTCTGACCGACGTGGTCATCACCGCGAGCGGGCGGGAGAACCGCAACCAGAACTGGAGCAGCGAGCGACTGCGCTACGAGGTTTCGCATGCTGCCCGCATCGAGGACCACTGGCGTCCGCTGCAGGCTTTCTTCCGAGTGGTCGCAGGGCGCGCGCACTCCTTCCGGTTCAAGGACTGGACAGACTACAGCGCGACGCGCAGTGAAGGCGTCTTCCTCGATGCGGACTCGGGCAGCCCGCTCGGGAAGCAGATGTACAAGTTGTACACCTTCAACGGGCAGACGTACTACCGCAAGATCACCAAGCCGGTGAGCGGCAAGATCACCACCGATGCTGTCGGTCTCGACTACAGCACGGGGATCGCGACAAGCGGCACGTACTGGTATGGAGAGTTCGACGTGCACGTGCGCTTCGACACCGACGAAATGAAGGCGACCATCATCGACAAGAGTGAGGAAGAAGGACTGCTTGTGGGCTGGAACTCGATTCCGCTGGTCGAGGTGCTGGAATGACCAAAGCAATCTCCTTCAACCTCAAGGCCGAAATGGCGGGCGCGCTCTCGCGCCTCGCTACCTGCATGAAGATCACGAGGACCGATGGACAGGTCTTCGGCTTCACCACTTTCAACAAGCCGCTGACTGTCGACGGCGTCACGTACGAGCCGGCGTCGAGCTTCAGCCCGACCAACGTCGCGTCGGGCAACTCGATGGACGTCGACAACCTGAGCGTCGAGGGCATCCTTTCCAGCGATAGCATCACGGAGGATGACTTGCGCGCAGGCCGTTGGGACTACGCTGCGTTTCGCATCTTCCAGGTCTGCTGGGCGGACCTGACCATGGGCGACAAGAAGGTGCGCGCTGGCTGGCTCGGTGAGGTCCAGGTGCACCTTCAGACCTTCACGGTCGAACTGCTCGGGCTGATGGATGCGTACACGACTTCCATCATCGAGATTACCTCACCCGGCTGCCGCGCGAGCTTGGGCGATGCGCGCTGCAAGGTGGTACTGACGGGTTCGCCTGGCTTCTCAGTGACCGGGACCATCGAGTCCTCCGACACCGACTTCTTCACCTTGCACGACTCGGCACGCACCGAAGCGGATGCGTACTTCGACGAAGGGTTGCTCGTGCTGCACTACCCCTCGGGCGACCTCTCGTATGAAGTCAAGGCATATATCGTCGGCACCTGGATCACCAAGCTTCCGTTCGCGTTCGATGCGACTGGCGTCAGTTACACGATGACCCGGGGCTGCAATCGCAGTTTCGAGACGTGCTGTAACGTCTTCAACAACGCAGCGAACTTCCAAGGGGAGCCGCACTTGCGCGGTCCCGATGCGCTCATGCAAGTCGGGAGGCGCTCGGGATGAACGGGGCCGATGTAGTCGCGGAAGCTCGCACCTGGATCGGGACTCGCTGGCTGCACCAAGCGTCCCACAAGGGACTTGCTACCGACTGCATCGGCTTGGTGGGAGGCGTCGGAGAATCGCTCGCGTTGGTGAGCAGCGCCTGGCGCAAAGACCCCGCGCTTCGCGGCTATGGTCGCACCCCTGTACCGGAGAAGTTGCTTGACGGATGCGAGCGCTACCTGACTCGCATCCTTTTGCAGGCGGCGCGGCCGGGCGATGTATTGGTCATCGCCTTCCCGCTCTCCCCGCAGCATTTCGCGATCGTCAGCAGTCTGGCGCCGCTGCGCATCATCCATGCCTACGCACAGCGCGGCGGCGTGGTCGAGACGCAAGCTCGCATCCCTAACTCGCGCATTGTGCGCGCCTATCGCTTTCCTGGAGTAGCGGAATGACCACTCTCGTCCTTGGCACCGTTGGTTCTCTGGTCGGCGGTGCAGTCGGCGGGTCAGTTGGCGCGAGCTTGGGCTGGATGCTCGGTAGCTTCCTGGGCAACCTCATCGATCCGCCAAAGATTGAAGGCCCCCGGCGTAGCGACCTCAAGCTCCAGGTATCCGAGTACGGCAAACCGATCCCTCGGTTTTGGGGCTTGGGACGAATTGCGGGCAACGTCATCGACCAGACCGACCTCATCGAACACAAGCAGAAGTCAGGCGGCAAGGGCGGACCGCAGGTCACCACCTACACCTACAGCGCGACCTTCGCTATCATGCTCGGTGTCGGACCGATCGTCGGGGTCAAGCGTATCTGGGCGGACGGTCGCTTGCTCTGGACGGACGAGTCGGGCGAATCGATGCCCTGCACGCTCTACCTTGGCACCGAGGACCAGGATGTCGACCCGACGCTTGAAGCGCTGCATGGAGTAGGCACGACGCCTGCA